TGTCCCCGAAAAAGCCGTCGTCATATAGTTTCTTATAACCCCTAGACATAGGACCAACAAGACCAACATATGCTTCTTTAATATGTCTTTCAATACGTGCATCTTCAATAACATTGATATATGAACGAGGGCATCCTTCTAGTTTTTCAGGACTATCGTGCCAACCTTCAAATGGTGTAAAGAGTGCGTGTCCTACCTCATGGCCAATTAATAAATCAGATACGTCTTTACCCATGTCTTTCCACATAGGTAATCCTAATACTCTGTTTTTAATGTCAAACCAGGCGGTTTGATAATTACCATATTGCACGGTAATATTTTCTCTTGCCATTAATTTAGCGAGGGTGCTTTTGTGTTTTATCATGTTGTTTCCTTATCTTGAATATATGTATATTATATCACATTCTCTGCAAATGTAAACGACTTTTGTGAAATTAATCCCTCTTTTTTTACTGGTGGGTCGCACAGGATTCGAACCTGTGACCAATTGGTTAAAAGCCAACTGCTCTACCAGCTGAGCTAGCGACCCTACTTAATCTTAGAAAAGTTTTTGTCTTTAAAGAACTCTATCTTACTTCTAAATTTGTTCTCTAATACATCACCTTTATGCGATATAATAAATACATTACTACCGTCGTCTAGCGTATCGAGTATCTTAGTTAAATTATCCACTCCATCGATATCTAGACTTGAATCAAATGTTTCGTCTAATATTAGTAGGTTTGATGCCGCGCTATTTTTCATTTTAGCTATTTGTCTCCAAGTGAATAGAAGAGCCAGGTCAATCCTTTGTTTTTCTCCTTCTGAAAAGGATGCATAGTTAAACGAATCTCTATGTCTTGATCTTATTGTTTCATTAAAGTTTTCATCTAAATGAAACGATACAAAGAAGTCAAGTATTTGTAAATATTGATTAATTAATCTATTCATCACTGGTAAATATTGCTTAATAACTTTGGTTTTAATACCAGTATCTTTTAGCATTTCACCTATGACTTCATTATAAGTTCTTTCTTCTACATACTCTAGTTTCTTTTCAGTAGACTTATCTTTATTCTTTCTTAAAGACCTAAGTTCTTTTTTAGCTTTTGATACATCGCCAGTTTGTCCTTGTAGACCATTAATTTCTTTTTGTATCTTATCAACTTCTTTCTGAAGTAGTGCTATAGCATCATTATTACTATTTATCTTTCCTTGTTTTTGACGGAGTGAATTAAGACTATTTGATACTTCTTGTTGTTCTGATTTTAACTCAGATATATTCTTTGATAATTCAGTTTTAGCCTTTTGTAATTCACTTGCTTTTTCTTTAATTACAGTTTGTTTTTCTTGTTTTAAACTATCTTCTATATCTTGGTCACAAGTAGGACAAGTATCATTTTCTTCATAGAACCTAGATTCATTAACTAAATCTCTTATCTTATTTTGAAAGTTCATATCATAAGAATCAAGTTGAGACATTTTCTTTACTAGTTCACTACTATGTTTTTCTTCAGCGGATATTGATGCTGTTAGATTTTTGCCAAGCTCTTTACTTTGCTCAAAGAGTTTATTAATCTCTTCTTTATGTACTTCAATAGAGTCTCTCTTATTTTGTATCTGATCATCATTAAGTTCTTGCAAATCTTTAATGTATTTACTTTGAGCATCTATCTTAGTTTTTGTAATATCAATTTGATGATTAACATCTGTAAGCTCATCTCTTATCTTTGTATTACGTTCTTTCAATAACATATTCATCTTACTAAATATATTAATATCTAATAAGTCTTCAATAATATTTCTTCTTGACCAAACTGGCAATTGCATGAATGGTATAAAAGAAGATGAGCCAAGTACAACTACCTGGTGAAAAGACTTATGATTAAGTTTTAAGATATTTTGTTCTAAGAACTTTTGATAATCTCTTGCGTTTGACGCCTGGTTTATAAGATTACCATTTTGATATATCTCGAACTTACCTGGCTTTATTCCTCTTACAATTTTGAAGTCATGGCTTCCAATTGTCATTTCAACCGTCACTAATGTTTTCTTCTTATTGATACTATTAATCATTTGGTCTTTTTTGATATCCCTATGTGGTTTACCAAATAAGCCGAATGAAAGAGCATCAAGTAAAGTAGATTTACCTGCGCCATTTTGGCCTACGATTAATGTTGTTGGTGTTCTATCTAATTGTATTTTTATTGGGTCACTACCGGTGGAAAGAAAGTTTTCCCACTCACATGATTTAAAATGTATCATACTACCTCTAAGTTTTGTGCTTCAGTATATAGTTTTCTTAATTCAACTTTTAGATGTTCTTTATCTAAATCAGTATCTACAGCTTCAACATAAGAGTCAAGAAGTTCGTTAGTATCTTCCAGGGATATTTTCTCGTCTTCTACGCTTTCTCCCAGATACTCTTCAAAGCTTTCAGCTATTTTGAGCTCATATGTTTCTATGTTCTGTAATCTATCAATGAATTTATCAAACATATACAGATCATTTTTATTTATAACGATTAGTTTGATGAAATGTTTTTCAAATTGACTGACATCTATTTTATCATAATCAACTTTACTATCATCATATATTACTTTCTTAAATATTGTTATTGGATTTCTTACTGCTTCTATTTCTCTTGTTTCAGTATCAAGTACATGAAAGTACTTAGGGTCATCAACGTCAGCCCAAGTAAATTCCATTTGAGAACCAAGATAGGTCACATTGCCTTGACTTGATTTTGTATGGAAATGACCTGATAGAACCATTTCAAATCTAGAAAAAACATCAGCACTCATACCATGAGGATTAGGCATCCCTGCCATCATATCAAATCCTTTTAATTCTAGATGAGCACCAAGTATTGGAGCTTTGCATTGCATAGCCCACTTAGTGTATTCTTCATAATTAGAATTATTAATCCAAGGTATTACTGCTACTCCAAGTCCATCATAATCTAATACAGTTGGTTTCATAACGATGTTGACATTAGACGTGAAGTAGCCTAGTAATTCTTTTAAACTACAAAGTTCGTTTGTGTTCTTAAAATAAACATCATGATTACCAGGAATAATATCCATAGAAATCCCGGCATCCCGTAAGGGTTCAAGAAAATGTTTTCTATTTTGGTTAAGAGCTTTGAAATTAACGAATTTACGATGCTCATAATAATCTCCTAAATGTAATATATGTTTGATGTTATGTTCTTTTAAATATGGAAAGAATATCTCTTCATAGAAACGTTCTTGGTATTTAAGGAATATATCACTGCTATTTCTGACACCACAATGAGTATCATTTAATATTGCTACCTTCATAATGCGTTTGCTACTTGTGCTTGTTTAGATAATTTAATCATTTGCCTATTAGCTCTTTCTATTCTTCTATGAGATAAATTAATCTTTCTCATTTCTGCAGCTATTCTTTTAAGATGTGGTTTTCTTTTCTTAGCCTTAGCCATTCTTTTCTGTGAAATAGTATTATTTCTAATTTTTTGTTTTGTGCTCATTTTTTTCATGACATAAACAGCTCGAGCTTTTCTTTCTCTCGCCTTTTCTCCTCTTTTGCAAATGTTTTAATAGCTTCATCTTTAGTTCTTACTTGACCAATTCTTTGTCTTAAGGTATCTACATAAGCCATTGTTTCTTCAGCTCCTGCGTCATCCATACCCATTGCAACAAAATCTTCAATACCCATTTTTTCAATGAACTTAAATTTAATATCTTGTTGTTTCTTTTCTTTTGTTATTCTACGGATAAATGCAAAGTAGCATATTTGTGTAAAGTACGAAAATGCGTTAGGTTTACCTGTCCTAGTAGCTGTTTCAATATTATAATTACCAATAGCTCTTAAACAGTTTTCTACTGCATCCATAACCATCTCTTCACGATATGTATATCGAACAAAGTTTGGTCTGTGTGATAGTCCTTCAGCAATTCTTATAAAGCATTTTGCAATATAGTCCGTCACCTTAGGTACTTCGATATTTTTCTCTCTTGCTGTGTGTGCTTCTACTGCATAGTCCATAACTGCTTGAGAGAATTCTTTGTTATTGACGTAATGCGGCTTTTCTCTAGGCTTTAGTTTTTGTGCCATAATTTATCTCCATAATATTATATTATAACATATTTCTCACTAAAAGTAAACATATTTTTTATTAAATTATTTTCATAAAACCGTTTACAAATCATCAAAAGTATGATATAATAATATAGTCATCCGGGAAGGATAGAGGTATACTAATTTAGTGTAATGTTCTCTTCTTATCCGTCTCTTCAGGTAATCCGTCTTCGTACAGATCATTGGCCAGTTTGTTCTCATATTCTTCTAAGATCTCCTGGTCTGATTTAGTCTGCACCGGTTCAACGGGTTTATCCATTTTTAGAGCAAATTGCACATACGTTTCTTTGATAGACTCTGCTATAGGAACGTGTTGTATAATATCGCTCATTCTTAATTTAAACATTTTTGAATCACTGAAAGGAAACCAAGGCGAGAATTGTATACCGCCTAACATACTTGGATTTAACTTTACTGGTCTTTCAATTATATAATTATCTGGATTTTTATTAGCTACAAGACCAATTATGTCTTCGCCATTGATCAGTTTAAAGTGTCTTATATTTAGTCCTTCCATATTATATATTTATATCAAACATTTTGTAATTAAACCGCTCTTTTGAATATATTTTAATTCTTTCAGCGGCATGTTGTAGTGTATAGTTCTTTTGAGACTTCCAATGTAAATCATCAGCTATATCGTATATCTTAGTTTGCTGATTATTATCGCTTTTACGTAATCCTCTTCCTATCGATTGAAGGACTCTAATTTGGCTTTTACTTGGACTAGCAAAGATAATGTTATGTAAATTCCTAATGTTAATACCAGTACTAAAAGTTCCAATGGAAGCAACAATAATGGCATCTTTCTCTTTTTCAGTAATCTCACGGACTGACTCTCTTGTATCGACATCTGTTTCTCCTGATACATAAAATAGTTTTCTATTCTTCGAAAAGTATGTATGATCATCAATCTTTTTCCTTAATAAATCATGCAAAGGTTTACCATGCTTTTCAACATAATTAAATAATATCAAAGTATTACCTTTTTGATCAAGTGCTAAATTACTGATAAATTTATTACGAGGCTCGTATCTTACTATGAAGTCTAACTCTTGTTGATACTTTTCTTTTACTA